CTTGAGGAACCCTCGGCCTGCAATCATTTCCATGACTGCATCGGACTTTCCGTTCTTGTCAACGTGGTCCATATCGAGCATGTCTCGACCGGGCTTCTGTGCAACGTACACCGGTTTGTTGGTGGCTACTGCCTTGGCGTCCACTTTAGCTGCTGTGGCTACCTTAGCCGCCTTAGCTGCTACACGGCCCGCTGCTGCGCCACCCTTGGCATACCCTGGGTACATCTTCTGAACGACCCCGCGTACGAGGTCTTCAGCCATAGAATCAACCTTTGCCTTGTGGTACTCTTCAATCTTGGCACGGTCTGGAGTCTTTGCACCCCACATGGCTTTCATCTGCGCTTGGTAAGCGTTGTCGGCCTTGAGTGTTTCGTACAGAGTAGCCTTGATGGTGTTGCCCAACGGCATCAGGTTTTCACGCCCGAAGCCTTTGAAGAACTCCATCTTCAGGTACGCTCCAAGGGATGCCCCGAGAGATTTGTTGTTCACGCTCTCGCAACTCTTGGCAACACTGTTCTTGAATTCTGTCGTTTGGTTGGTCTTGAATTCCTCTTGCTGTTTCAGGAAAGCTGCGCGCTCTGCATCGAGCTGCTTACGCTCGGGGGAAACGACATTTTCCTTAGCCTTTTTGTTCTCGACTGAGAGCTTATCGTACCACGTCTTAATGTCTAGTGCAGCTTCTTTAGCCGCAGCGACTGCCTTGGCTGGATCTGGGTCATTCAGTGACTTCACTAGGTAGTCCAACGCTCCCGGCAGATTAGCTGAGTCCAGCCCTGCCACGAAATGCGGAGCAAAAGCCGCTTTGTATCCTGCCTCATCGTTGGCCTTCACTGCATCCAAAAATGCAGGGGCCAATTTTCCCCACGCATCATTCTTGCCTTGCGCCTTCAGGTCCGCTTCGATGTCCTTGATCAACTGGGGATCACCAGAGTACAACTGTCCATCGCTGGCCTCTGCGCGCCCCTTCAGGCTTGTAAGTGATTCGTACCCTTCGTGCCCACCAACGAGATCCATGAACTCTTTAGCTGCTTTGATCTCATTGACGCCGCCCGGGAAAATAGTCTTGATGGCTTCATAGCGCTCGTACGCTCCATGCAACTGCTTCACTGCTGCAGCATGCTTAGGGTCCAAGTCACGCAAAGCCTTGAGGGACTGGCGAATCTCCGCTGGTGTCTTGTCGGTACCGGGGAGATCTTCAGTCTTCTCTTCTGCTGTCTTTTCAACTGGTGAGCCATCCGAATTATATTGAGTCTTTTCTGTCTTCTTAGTTGCGTCCGCTGCCTGTGTTTCCTCGGCTGCTGGGGTTGAATCTGGGGTTACCTCAGCTGCTGGTGCTTCCGTAACTTCTGGAGTCACCACCGATGCGTCTGCTGAGGCTGTGGCAGCTAGGTCCACGCCTGTGAAATCTAGAACTCCTGCTTCATCTGACATGAGTCACTTCTCCTTGAGTCTTTTTCTCTGAGCCTAACGCAGCAACAACCTGTGCTTCCAGTTGCAACGCTACGTGTACTGCGTCCTCTCGTACGTGGCCGCTCGTATAAAGAGTCGCGGCTGCTTGGAGGAGTCTTGCTATTCTTGCTTCTGAGTCATGCTCCATGATAAAAACCATCCCCATAAATACATTGCACATCTGGGTACATGGTCCAAACAATCTTGTCGGCCCAGAATATTGTATTTTCCATTTCTGGGTGCTCACTAAGAATGTGATCCTTGAACTCTTCCTTGCTGAAAGGTCCTTTGGAGCATTCTCCACAAACCAATTCTGGTACAGTGTCTATGTGTTTGTGCCTAATCTGAGTCGTCATAAATTTAACTCCCAAACGTTGCTTCTTTTCCCTTTCCGAATAGAACCTCGGAACTGAACTTTCCATCTGAGTCTACAAACACTCCTAATGCCCCTCCAGGTTCCACTGATGTTTCGCCTGATTCTGGCCTACTATCGCCATTGCCTGATATGATGTTTTCCACGGTGACGATATTGGAATTATGTGTGACATAAACCGCGAGTTCGTTGCCCTTGAATTTCTCGTTGAAGAAATCGAAGACACGTTGTTCCATGTCATCCAAAGATTCCCCTTCGGGTACCTTCAGCGTCGGATTGTCAATGTACAAATCCAAGATGTCTGCAAAGTCATCTCGATCTTTCCCACTGAGAAATCCCAAGTCCCATGAGATTAGCCCACGGGTCAACTCCACAGACAAGCCTAGGTATTCGGCAATAGTGTCTGCAGTTTGTGTTGCTCTGAGCAGTGGAGAGCTGTACACTCTCGTGACTTTCTCTCCCGAGTTCAGAATGTCTTCGGCTGCGGTTTCCGCTTGGCTTTCCCCCTTCTCATCGAGAGGTGGGTCCATGCGGGCCCTGAACTTGTTGTCTTCGTTCAGAGTTGTGGAGCCATGTCTAACCAGAATCGCTACTAGCTTATTCTCAGCCATACATGGCTCCTTTCATTACTGTCCAAACTGCCTTGGGGGTCTTGTTCCCGCAGAGGGCTGAGGCTTGGGTTTCTCACCCTTCAGTGCCTCAGGTATAGCCTTCTTCTGCACGGCCATGCTCAGCGTATTCTGGTCGTGCTGTGCGAAGTCTTGCGGAGTGGCGTTTATCCCCATTTTAGCCAGGGATTGAATTGCAACACTCGGTGGCATCTTAGATACATCAACGCTGATGCTCTCGGAAGGAGGCTTGTTTGGCGGGGCATTTGCAAGAGCTATCTTCTTGGCTTGCGCTAAATGTTCGCTCCAATGGAGGTGGACATTAGCAAAAGCTGCACGCTGCTGTGGAGTCCCGTACTTGAAGCCTTGTCCTTCTGAAGATGTCATCCAGTCAAAGCACGCACCACCCTCTACAGGGTGATTTTCGCTTTCATCCTGAGCAACAGGTATGGTACTGACTTGCGGAGGCAGAGACTTCATCATCTGCTGCAACTGCTGTACCGTTGCCATGTCTTGAGGTGACACTGGCTGCATTGTTTGCTGGGCAATCTGCATCTTTTCTGCTGCCTGCGCCAGCATTTGCTGAATCTTCAGCACAGCGGGGTTCGGCATCGGGCCGCTGCGCAGGAGCAGCTCGAATTCTGCCTTCTGTTTGGTTATGGAGTCTGCGCCAGGAACTTTGAATTTCTTCAAGCGTATCCCGCTCTGCAGGATCGGCAAGTTGGCAGGGGAGAACAACCATTGTCTGATTGCCTCATTTTGCGTACTTGCGTCGATCATCTTGATCAACTTCGCTTCCTTCTGGTTCCATGACTCAGGGAAAGCTGGGTTGGCCTCGGGGAAGCAAAGGACGTTACCTGCTAGATTGGAGGTATTGACTGTAACCTTGCCCCTTCCAGGTAGCGTCTGTGAAATCTTCTTGCCTTCTCTACAATCTGCTGCGCATCCCACTGCTTGACGCGCGCATTCTGCAAAGAGGTCCTGAATATTGTTCCATGGGCAACCAATTCTTTGCAGCGCCTGATCCATTTGGATCACTGCGTTGCCCACGGTGTTTTCGCCTGTCGCTGCTCCAAATAAGCTTGGGAGTGCACCAGTAATCTCTTCTGAAAGAGTGGTGATAAACCATTTGATGAAATCAGCCAGAGCATTTTGAGGCTGTGGCGTGGGCTCGACCATGATGTATTGATCCATGGTAGTAAGACCGGGCTGCGGCTGGAATGGACCAATGCTGCCAGGGACATTGTTCTGCCCCTTGATGGCATCCATGTTGAATGCTTCGGCATTCATCCACTTCTTAGGCACCGTACGCTTGAAAAAGTCGTCTTGTAAATCGACCCAATCATTGATTCTTTTCTGAATTGAAATCAGAGATGTTCCAAGAGCTCGACGGTTCTGACCTTTTCCAGAAAAGGGGTGTGCTATCGCAAGGTGAGCATCCATGCTCTCATTCTTCGAGTAGGCATAGTTCGCACCCGCCTTAACGAGTACGCACCCGTTGGGGAACGCTTCCAAAAGTTCAGCACGTACCTGATCATTCACTTTTTCGTCCATGAACATTGACGGACGAAACCACGTATGTTTTACAACTGTGTGCCTTTGTAAAGAGTCGCCAGTCACGTACGCGCCGAGCACTGCTTGACGTGTGTTTTCACGAGCAATGCGATCTAGTTCTACTTCAGAATTTCCATCAGATCCGGGCTTTATCTTGTCCGCAATCCACGGGAACTTTGCCTTTACAATAGCCACATCAAGGTCTTCATACAACTGTATGAACTGCATGTCCTTGACATTGTCTACGGCTATTGGGCATTTATGGTCCAATTTTCCGAAGAGGTTAGTGACCTCTCTTCCACGAGCTTTCTTAGTAGGTTCCGCTGGAGGTGTAATGTATTCCTCAGTCTCCTCAGGAACCTCTCCTTCTCCAGTTTCGTCCTCATCTCCTAAAGGAGATTCTGTTTGCTCAAGAACTTCGTCCAAACCTTCTTGACCTGTGGGCGTGTCCTCGGGAGGATTCAGTAAATCTTCTGCGGTGACGGGCGCGGTGTCATTCTCTTCTCCTTCAAA